TTTTATTGAGGGTACCGTCCTCCAAAATTCTATGTAGATAAGTAATGCAATTTGTACAAATATCATGAGCGGTGCATCAATCGACAACATGACAGTGCTATTTTTGTGGGCGTCACCCCGTCGCTAAATAACGACTATATACAATGACTACTTGTGTAGCTGTCCACAAATTGCAGGTAATTCAGAACCTACAACCTGTGCGTTAATCAAACACAAGCAACTATTTTTAGCTTATCCAACGTATAGTTACGGTGGCCCAAGGTACAAAGCCCCCAGGGCGGGCTAACGAAGCCGACCTAAAGGTCGAACTTCTCACGATACCACGCCAAACGATCATCATAACTCATAATTGGTCCAACATACCCCTGAATACCAGCGGCACGTGCAACCTCTTCGAGTTGTGACTTTCGTAGCGTGTAGACCTCACGGCCATACTCAAAATACTTCAATGCTACATTCTGAATTGCTTCAGCACTTGATTGTTCCATGGTCAAAACCTTGGATTTCAAGTGAGCATGCAACATTTTAGCAATCGAATCCTCCTCGACAGGAGAACGAAACAAGCCTAATTCCTCATCCCAAACAGCAAAGTGCTTCAAAAATGATGCACTCTGCAAAGGAATAAAAGGAACAGACTCTGCATCCTTGTCAGCCATAGTATATTTGATACTCACTTTGGCCAACTGTTCAGCAATTGCAGTATGATTGAAATCATCATAACCTTCTGCAACAGTCATAATGTTGTCATCTCCGTATGTCATAGCGGAGACCTTGCTTCCAAATACGGGTGTCTTCCACCATCCCTTCTCCTTGGCAATAGCATACCAACAGTAACGCAAATACAAAGAATTCACGAGACTGTTGATTACAACTGTCAAAGGATGTCCAGATGGGTTCGACCCCATAAATTGAACCAATGTTCCAAAATAATCATAAGTTGGATAAGAAATCTCTGTTGCGATACCACGCATAATAGTTAGATCATCCTCATCATAATTTCCACTCTTCTCTGCTAGCTTAATCAAAAGCTTAAAAGCAGCAAGCATAAACTGAGGACTCATACGTCCATCAAACTTGGCATAATCACCAGCAATAGCACGATCCCAACCGTGCTTACCAATATGTTGAAACAACTCAGTCCACTCAGGTGACTGAACAACCGTTCCAACAGCACATTCTGTGATTATCTTGTTTCTCTGCACCAAAGCAGCAAGAGTAAGAAAATACTTACGAACCAACATAACAAAGGGCATATTTGCAGCAGCAAACACGCGAACTTTGTCCTTGGTTATCTTGGTTGGTTCATCCTTCAACGAAGCTTTGAAGATAGCATTAATCGACTTTCCAGCCAATAGTTGCTTCTCCATCCTTGCGATTTCCTCCAAAATCACCGGATCAACATCACGAGGACATGAAATGCCCTCAACCATGCGGTCTGATTTCTCCACGTATTGTGTCTTAGGTCCTTTACCAGGAAATCCAACTGAAGTTGTGAAATTCATAGCATTAAGCCCCAAAACACCATCCAAGCCTGCTAGATTGACATCATCACTAATCTTGCCTAGCTTGTCCAATTCCTCCTTAGGAATGGACATCAAGCGTGATTCATAATCAACCACAGCCTTCTGCAACAATGTGGAATCAAACTTAGTGGCAGTATCAACCTTACCACTAATGTCCAAAATTTTATGTCTGCGAGCAGCCATCTGCTTGGGTTTGTCATGCTTCTTATCAATCTTCATGACTTCCTTAACAACAGGCGAAATCACAGATGTAACAACAGAACTTGTATTATTAGCTCCATTGTACACTTGGGAATGAGCTCCATGAATGCGAATTTTAGCATTTGGTCCCAAGTCCCTAGTCGGACATTTTTCATGTGGCTTAGTCATAGGTCCGAATTCAACTCCCATACTCTTAGTCTCTAATGGAGTAGCAGAATGGGAAATCAAAATTCCGGGCCTCTGTGAAAGAGAATCAATGGCTTGATAAAGCTGTTTACGAGTTAAAACTCCGGCAGCTCCATTCAATCCTCTTCCAGCTAAATGATGACCAGCAATGAATGGCATTCCATTGACTTGCCCAATCAATGTCGCCATACACAAACCACCGAAGGTTGATTCAGGGAAACTATATTTGTATCCCTGAAAAATTCCTCCAGCAGTAGTTACCACACGTGATCTAATAGCAGTCATATTTGGGTACTTGACTAATTCACCATCGTTATTATAAATGGTAAAAGCAGTCACTTTCTTTCCTTCAGAAATATCCTTAGGATAGTACTCAACAATGTCACGATGCAACCCAGCACCAGGACACCACCAAACTGCAAAATCAGTTCCAGGAATCCTGATTGCTACCTTATTATCCAATGGCATGTTCTCAAAAGTATGTCCTCCAATTTTAGTCAAAGTAACATATTCAGTTTGAGATGTAACCATATGATTAGGTAACAACAGAATATTGCTTTGCAATGGCACAACATTGCAAAATACACCTGTTCCCTTGACTACAGTCATCAGCTTGTTGCCAATCAACTGAGTAAGGTTCTCGCATGTGATAGTTCGAGACTTTTCACTCACACCAGCATCTCCAAAGAGGTACTGACGCTCACGAGCGTGAGTATCCCAAAACTCAGTATCTTTCTGCCATGGTTTGGCATCTGGTGTCAAAGTAATAGGAGCTGCAGCTTGCGCAGTGGGCATAACCTTCCATCGGCGCGCCAACTCAACTAAAATTTTCCAAACACCAATAGATGCCAAAAAATACATAATCTTCAACTTTGTTCCCCAGCTCAATTCACGAATGAACTGAGAAGGCAAAGGAAGATTTGCAAATTTCTTCACAACAGAACGGCGGACCAAATAAAAACGGACAGCGACATAAAGCGAATACAATGTCGTGAATGCGAGAATCATCCAAGATCCTCGCACGTGCGTGAAAGCGTCATAACCCAATGTGATAATCACGCAAATCAGGTAATAACCAATGCTATTCAAAACAATCTCTTTCAACTTATTTCGCATAAGGTAAGCTACAATGGCAGAACCAAAATGCGAAACAATAAGTGACTGCATGAGAGCATTCAACCACGCAACAACACGAACTTCCAATGCAACAAGGTATTCAACAACCTCATTAACATTGGGAATGCCAGCTTGGGAATCCAACGGACAGGATTCACACATGCCTTTCGGCAATCCGCATTCACACAA